TCTGTTGTGTGAGAGTCGAGTTGTGCTACTTTTGCATCTTTGAATGTGTCAAGTTGTGTCTCTTTATCTGTTGTGTGAGAGTCGAGTTGTGCTACTTTTGCATCTTTGAATGTGTCAATATCTACAAGTTTTGCATCTTTGTATGCCTCTTCATCTGCAAGTGACTGTATAACATTTGCATCAAATGTATCTATATTAGTGTTTATTTTAGCTATTTTAGATGTTTCACCACCACTTAAATCATCTGCTATTAAGTTTACATTTTTTATAAAACCCATTATTTCGCTCCTATTGTTGATAAGTATTCATCCAAAAACATCATACTGTCTATAGTTGATTCAGTTTGTTCTACTTCATTTGCATAATATTCATACATTTCTAAAACACTTAATTCAAGTTCTCTAAAATGAGGATTGTTTCCCATAAAATACATATCAAGCTTTTTTATAAAAGAGTCATCGACAATATTGTCTGCCTCTCTAAGTATCTCTTTAAAACATCCTATTTTCAAAAGAGAGAACATATCGTGGCTTATTGATGTAGGATTTTCTGGAACAGTAAATAAAAAGCTAGTTGTATCAATAAAAGTGATTTTGTAGAATGTTTTTATAGGGATAGTACTATTCTCAAGAAGTTCCTTAGTAAAAATAGCATCAGTGAGTGTAATCTCTTCATCAAGAGAGTACCCACTTGCAGTAGTGCATAATTTTCCTACACTATTAACAAGCTTCAGTTTAAATGTATCACCAACACTTAGTCCAATCTTTGATATATTCAAACTAACACTTCTCATAGAGTTCCCTTTTATTTTATTTATCTGCAAATGTTAGCTATTTATTTTGCTTTAAGTGGGGTATATATCTATGAAGTTTAAATTCTCCAAGAACTTTTACTACGAGAACGAGTCATGTCGTCTTGTCGTTTGTGTGTCGTTTTTGACTTAGTAGCTCGCTTTGGTGTGACAAAAGCATTGACTACAACATTTGCTATAGTCTCACAACAGTCATCTTGCTTAGAATCTCGCTCAGGATGAAAAGCCTTGTACTCTTTTTTTACTTGATCCTCTCCAGATGCTCCTACTAAAAATCTTATTTGATGATTTTTAAGACATGTGACACTTTGGTCAATTTTTTGATTTTTGCTAATCTTAGTCTTTGGATTAAAAAGTACTACTCTATTTGTAAGAATAGCTTTACCTTCAGTTTTAAGCTTATAGTTCACTCTCTGTATCTCTTTTCTTAAGTACTGCTCAGTAATGATACCCCCACCACTGCTCTCCATAAATACTGGTACCGATGGGTACATCTGCATAACAGTGATTATCTGAGTGATAAAATGCTCATTACTCCACTTCCCAAACCAAGTACCATACACATTAAACAGCTCTATAAGTTCATCATTGAGCTGTACTCCTACAACACTTATGGCTCTATTGTCACTTGTCTCTTTTGTACTCTGTGCAGGGTCTATACTTATGCACTTGTTATCATCTTTGAGTTCCCACTGAGCGATACTCACAAAATCACCATCATCTACATAACCAGTCTCTATTGTTCGTGGGTCTTGCATATACTGAGAGTACCAATCCTCTCGCATAACTTGTTTTTGTCTCTCTAGTTTCACTTCATCTTCAAAGCGAGGATTAAGTGGCTCGTATGCAGCTCGTGAATAGTGATAATCTTCAAAATCATACTCTTGTGGAATCTCTTCTATCCCAGTAAGATTTATGTGTGTCCACATTCCAGCTTCTTCTTCAAGCAGGTACCCTACAAGGTCATCCTCGTGAAGTCTCTGCATAATTACTATAATGGCAGAGTTTGGGTCATCTTTTCTAAGTCTTGAAGTGATAGAACCTTTGTAAAAGTTTTTTACCAAGTCTCTTGTCGCCTTAGAGTTCTTCTCTATCGCTTTCATAGGGTCATCTATGATAACAACATTTCCGTGAAAACCAGTAATCCCACCACCAACAGTAGTGCTAAACATACCACCCTTAGACTCTAAATACCATTCCTTATCAGCTGTTTTTTTCCCGAGGGAAATATCTTCAAACACTTTCTTATAGGCTTTAGAGGTAACAAGCCCTTTCACTTCTGATGGTGTTTTAGTTGCTAAATCATCACTATAAGAAGTATATATAACTCTCTTTTTAGGAGCATTTCCTAAAAACCAAGAGACAAAGAGCCTTACTGCAAACTCTGTTTTTCCATAAGCAGGCGGAACATTTATGATAACTCTCGTAGTGTCGCCATGTGCTACACTCATTAAGACCTTGCATAAAAGTTCATGATACCAAGACTCTAAAAGAGGAGTCTCATACTCCTCTTCAAAGATATAACGACTATAACTGAGTAAATCTTTTCGTGCTAGTGCTAATCGTATAGGCTCTGCTTTTTTCTTTGCAAGAGCATCTTGTATATCTTTTGTCATTTATATATCCCTAAAATGGAATCTCATCTTCATCAACTTCAATAGGCTCAGTAGTTATGGGAATAGTAGAACCATCTTCTTTTTTATAACTCTGCTGTGGTTCACCATAGCTAGGCTGTGCTTGTCCGCCTTGCTCTTGAGTGTTAGTATCAAGTTTTCTAAAAGGCTGTGCCACAACATCATAAAGATGATTTTCATCTATCTTCTTCTCTGCATCAGGTGTAAACAGTGTGAAGTAAATACTCTCTTTTGAAGTGAAAGGGTCAAAGAGTGAAGCTCTTTTGTACTTCAAACCATTTTCACTTACTGCATCTTTTACACTACCAACTATCTGTGATGGTATAGACTCACCACGATTTGAAAAATTAGCCCAAATATGATAATCAGGATGCTCTTCTTTTCCTTGTGCTGGTGCACCATTAACATTCCCATCTTCATACTTAAACTTGTTTACACTTATGTTAAACTTCTTTCGAGTGCTTATAGTTCTTATATCTAAAACTATCGTACCAACATCTTTTTGTAAACCTTTGTTGTAGTAACTATCTCTATAAACTCTACCTATGTTAGCCATTGTTTTCTCCTTTAAGTTGTCTTGCCTTTCTTTTTTCTCTAAGTTTTTTTCTTTCACTTGCTCGCATTTGCAATCCTTTTTTTTAAATTTAAAACTGTGGCATATCTACTAAAGTAGATTGTTCTTCCATCTCTTTTGGTATATCTTCATAAACAGTTTCTATGGCTTGTGCTGGTGGTCGTCTAAACTTATCAAGTGGTTTAGCAGGGTATCCATTATCATCAAGCTCAACTCTGTAAAAGTCACTCGTTTGCGGTACAAATACCAAATGTTGTATAGGGTGTTTGTGTGTATCTTTATTTTTCACCCAAGTTACAACTCTAAGTTCACTATCTTCATTGTTTTTCTGTTTTGGTTTTGTAAGATGGAACCATACGTAAGCTTCATGGTCCGCATTCATAGAACCTTTTACACTCACCATACTAGACTTTAAGTCCTCTTTAGAGCTTTGAACAATTACTATGATAGGGACTTTTATCTCCTTAGAGAGTTTACCTAGCTTAGAAAAAAGCTCAGAGAGTCTTCTCTCATCTGTTTTTAGGTCGGGGTTATTATTTGTCATTCTCATCATAGAGTCAAGGGCTACGAGTTTAAGTCCATGGAGTTTATGCTGTAACTTTATCTCAGCTATAATGGCACTTACATCATAAATATCATCAAACATAAAAATATTGTCAATATTTCCATCAAAGTGCTTCTCCCCTTGCTGCTCCTCTACATTTTCATCATACATGTCTTGACCAAACTCTAGTGAGCCAAACATTACATTGTGCTCTTTAGATACATTTTCTATGATTCGAGTTAATACAAATGTTTTACCACTCTGCTTCAAACCACTTATAAAAAATAGCCCCTCATTTCGTATGCCTTTTTCTCCATGTTTATCTGTAAGAACCGTATCAATGAAAGGAACACCAGTCTCAATACGAACTGCTGGAGGTTGTAGCTTTCGCATCTTACGAACTTCACTTAATCTCTTTGTAGATGAAGTTTTATTGAGAGCTGCATACCCATCTATCTGATTTTGAATCATCTGTGTTATGGCATCGCTACTTAAACTCTCATCAACTAACATACCCTGCATCTCAGCATGAAGATTTTGAAGCATTTTTTTCTGATAAACTTCTTTAAGTGAAGTTATATGCTCTAAAAGTATATTTTGAGGCACTTGCTTTTGTGCCATAAGATTAAGCATAAACTCTTCAGCATAAGCTATCCCACTCTTTTTAAGATAAGGCATAATGACTGAATCATCAAAAGGTTTATCACTCCCATAATAAACACTCATAGCTTCAAAAGTAGCTATATGTGCCTCATTCTCAAACCAATCTTTAGTGATACCACTATTCATAATAACACTAAGGTCAATATTACCCATCTCGTTAGCACTCAACAGTGAACTAAGTATCAACTCTCTTATATTTTCTATGTTTATCATCTTCAGCTCCCTACAACTTCTAATGTGTGGTTCTCTAACCACTCGTATATTTTGACTCGTGAGTAGTAAATAAACCCACCAACTTTGGAATATGGTATCTTCTTCTCTGAACGATACCTCGCTTGAGTACTCTCAGACATACCAAACTCATCCACAAACATTTTAGGATTTAACCAATCACTGTTTTTCATTAGTAGAATCCTATTTTCATATCACCAAGTAACTTGCAGTGAACAAGATTTTCAGCATCTTTAAACCCTGCCAAAAATGGTTGAAAGTTTTCAAAAAGATATTTAAACTCATCATCAATCTTTATAAAATAAATATTTTCTATTTTAATAAAGTCAAAAAAATTACTCGATGTCTTTTTCATAAAGGCTATTCTTGAAGCTATAATATCTTTTTGTATGCTAAGAGCTTCAACAAGCTCCCCAAGTGGTACATAATTATCAAGAGGTGTCGCACTTCTCTTTGCTTTTTCGCATAGTACATCTCTGTAAACATAAGAAGTATGACGAATACTTACTATTTTTTCAGGGTACCTAGACTGCACCTGCTTTGAAGTGTAAGAGAGCCCATCTATCGAGTCAATTTCTTTAAGTAAAACTAATCCATCAAGTAACCGTATCATGATTCGTACATCCCATTTTTATTTTCGCCGCCATTTGCATTCCATTTTTTATAGTTACGAACCCAGTTTCTAAAAGCACTTAACCAGTTTGTGAACTTTTTATCCTTAGAGTTGTTAAAGTCTATAAACTTGTCAAATTCATCTGATGGGATTCCCTCTTTTTTACATATATCAAGAGAGTGTTCACGAAGAAGCGAATAATAATCTCTTTTCATATCTTTAGCTGCTGTTGCTTTGTTAAGAGAAAATAGAGGTTTTTTGCTCTGCTTGGTATCAACTGAAACATCGCTGGAATCTGCACTTGTTATATATTTATCAGCAATTGTGGTAAAGGCATAAGCAGGACTTGAATTATTGTCATTTGATTTAAGCAATCCAACTTCAAGAAGTTCTTGCATTACAGATGATAAAGTCCGCTTTTTTATTGAGACATACGGAATCTGTTTAAGTATCATATTTTGGTAAATAACTGTAAACATCTCTCCGTTATGTTGAACTCTGTCAATGTATGAGAGTTGCATAAGATTTTTTATTACACCGAAGATAAGAGCGGCATTGAAACTAATGTCCAACTCACGACAAAGTCTCTGATTTACTCGTACCTCAAACATATATCCAGTGGCACTCATTATTATTTCGCCGCCATTTGAATTTTTAGAGGCTCTAAGCCTACAAGTCTAAAGAAGTTATTTAGATGATTTTCGCTCACTCGAATAGAGCCATTATCTCTAAAATATTCGAGCCTATGAGTTTTAAAAAGGTGTTTTACTGACTTAGTAGGTTTATTTAGTATTGCTTCAACTTCTTTAAGTGTAAAAATATTTTCTATTGCCAAACTAATCTCCGTATATTAAGGGCTTTAAAGCCTAGAAAGTGTATAATATCTCTATATATATTCGTAAGTTTACTACTAATATTCTTAAATTAGTATTATATTTATATAAATAGGAGGATAATATGAAAAAGTTATCAGACAGAATAAGGGCTGTACGAAAAAAATTAGGAATGAACCAAGTAGAACTAGCAGACATTTTAGGGTGTACAGATGGTAAAATAAAGGCTTGGGAGCAAGAGACAACAGTCACAATGAAAGCTAAAGATGCACTACTTCTATCACAAAAATTCGGTTTTTCACAAGAGTGGTTAATGGATGGCGAGGGAGAAATGCTACTAGATAGGGGAGAATTATTACTTGATGATATCTCAAAAGTAAAAAATCTCCTTGACAATAATCTTGAAATTCCATTTTATACAGATATAAGAGCAAGTGCTGGGTATGGATGTACAAATACAGAGTGTGAGAAAACTTCTCTTACAATCTCTAAAGATATGCTCCCCAGCTACTCTAAAGATATAGATGCTATTAGGGTGAGTGGGAATTCTATGACTCCAACTATTGATGATGATGATGTTATTTTCATTGACAAGACAAATACAGCTCCTAGCGATGGAAAAATATTTGTAGTCTATCTTTGTGAAGATGTTTATGTGAAGAGAATCTTTATAGACCCAAAAACAAAAGAGATCACTCTTCACTCAGATAATCAAATATTTCCACAAATAAAAGCAGACTGTGAAGATTTTAAAATTATTGGAAGAGTCATAGCAAATATGAAGATAAATAAGCTCTGAAATTTGCTTTTATGTGTGATAAAAAGAGGTCTATATATATTCTTTTAGAATAAAAGAATAGGTTAGTTATATATGTCCGCAAAATTTGCATCACTATAACACACCTATTGGTGCAAAATTTGCATCACTCTAAGAGTGACATTTTAAAGAGAAAAATCGCCGCCTTTTGAAATTTTTTTTGCACTATTCTAGTCTCTATTTTTAACTAAAAGTGAAATATTCATACTCCAATTATCGCATATATATCTCAGAGAGAGGATGTGGTTGGGGAATGGGGGCACCCTCACTTTTTCAGATTCAAAAAGCCAAAAACATGAGGAACCGATAGACCACCAAAACAGAACCAATGAGAGCGAACCTTAAGCCATATTCCACCAAATCAATCCCTAAACCTTAAACAATCCACTATCCTTAAGTAATTCCCACTTAAACTTAAACAAAACACATTAAAATAAATAAATTAATTCCTTTTGCATACTTTTCCACATTTTCCCGAGTGAAACAAGCTTGGACCAGTTGTAAAGAAATACTTGACAACTCAATCGAGCAGAACACAACCCGAAACCCGAACATTCCGAAACCAATCTAAAAAACCAAACACACCCACCAATTCCTTCGTAAATATTGCAATATCCACGAGAGTTTATCTACCATCTATGCTAAATCAACTCTATTAACTAATAGCTACTATCTTAATGCTTCAACTATTCATAAAAATTCGGAATACCCTCAAAAACATCAAAAAAATTTCAAAAGGCGGCGATTTTGTGGTGGGTGGTGCTACTGGTGGAATTTGTGCAGATGGCGGGAAAAGTTGCGGAAATGGGGGTTTTCACTAAAATAAGTGTCGTATATTTGCTATACAAGGCACGAAAAGAGTTCAAGAGGTACTTTGGTATGGGTTAAATCTATTTCGTGCCTGAAAGTTGCGAATCTTCTAAAATTTTAGGTTTTTATAGAACATTGTAGGGTCAGAGTGATCCACTGTGTGATGTCCACCCTCAGAGGTTACACCAGTTATCCCGGATACACTCTTGTCTCTTTTTTTAGGGTTGTCTCCTCTCACATAGCTATTCCACTCGTCAATAGCTTCATTCATTGCTTTTGTATGTTTCGCTCTCTGTTCTTTGTGGTACCGCATAAAGTCATCAAAACAGGCTTTGTAGTTCCTTGAGTCTGTGTTGTACTTTCTTATCGCTGCATTAGAATCTAGTGATACAGGCTTTAAAGGTCTAGCACATTGCATTTTGAAGCTGTCTTGAGCTGATAGAGCAGTTGAGAGTAGTATTGACGAAATCACTATTATTAACTTTGTTTTCATTTGGCTTTCCTTATCTTCAAGTCTACCCAGTAGTATTTGTCTCCACTATACTGAAGTATCTCTGTGGTATTTGTGATTTTATTTATTCTTGCGTGACCTGAACCATCTAACTGGGAATACTGATAAATACCACCCGAATATAAAAAGAAAACAAATAGTAACCCCGCTGCAAAAAATACTTTTAATATAAACTCTTTAGACATCACAAACGCCACTATCTTTTAGTATCTCTTTCATTTTTTCATGTTTACTCGCTGATATGTAGTTTTCTAGCCAGCTTTTTACCCATTTAGGCACATTATTATTACTGCTCCAATTTGTGACACTTGTGTAATTCATTTCTACAAGTGCAGCAAACCTTTTTTTATTAAGCTCTGCACTCTTTAATAATTGTTCAAATTTTTCATTTTCCATATTAATATCCATAATCTATAACTTATTATAGTGTGAATTATAGCATAAAACACTATAAAAATGTTCTAAGAACTTGACAAACACATTAATATAGTGTATAGTTCTATAAATAAACATTTTTATAGTGTTTATTTAGATAATAATAAATCTTAATAGTGTCAAAAATCGTAAGTCCTTAAACAGGTCTATCGGGTAGCTACCGACCAAATCAAGCTTAAATACTTTACTAAGTAGTGGTAAACGCCACTATTTACAGAGTACTTATAAAAAGGAGCAGAGATGCCAAAAAACAAAATTATTCCATTTGATTATGGAGACAACCTAATAAGAGTTGTTGAGGATGAAACAACAGGTGAGCCTTTATGGGTTGCTAAAGATATATGTAGTGTTTTAGATTTAAAAGATGTAAACAAAGCAATTCAAAAACTTGATGATGATGAAAAGCTAACACGAAAGTTTTTCGTGTCAGGTCAAAATAGAAGTATGTACTGCATTACTGAGTCAGGCTTATACAACTTAATCTTCCGCAGCAACAAACCCGAAGCCAAACCATTCAAACGATGGGTAACTCATGAGGTATTGCCATCTATTAGAAAAACTGGAAGTTATGGCGTTTCAGATAGTAGTGAACTTCTCAACCAAATAGTGCCAGCACTAAACGCCATGACTGAGATGATGCAGAAGATGTTAGAGATGCTGCAAAATATTCAGATGCAACAAATGCAACAGAGCAAACTTCTATTAGAGCATAAGAGTGATCACTTATCTCCATCACAACTAGATGAGATAAAACTAGCAGCAAACAAAGCAGGAAAAGCTCTTGCAGATTGTCATAACTTATCGTGGGGTCATGCAATGAAAGAGGTCTATACAGAACTCAATGGACGAATGGGAGTTTTTTCTTACTATCACATTTCTCCAAATGATTTCGATGATGCACTGGTACTTCTTGCAAGAATGGCAGTAGTGAAGAACGAGGAAGCCATGAGTGGTAAGCCTGTAAAACTTAACATAGAGGTAATGCTTTGAAAACATTAAAAGAAGTAGTTTTTAGTAGTAGAGACAATTTGAGTGATATGGCAAGTATGTTGCAGTTAGTAGAACAGACTGTAAGCAACATAGAGCATAGTGGAGAAGATGTAGCTGTAAAAGGCTCGTCTTCTATTTTGTGGAGTGTCATAGAG